AACCACCGTAGTTGTTATCAACAGCAGCAGTTCTTAGTTGAAGCATTAGCCACGTGCCTGCTGGTATACCATTCGGAACGTTTACTATGTTTCCTATCCTTAAGTTGTAGGTGAAAAGAGGATTAACGTTTGTGTTATAAGCAGTCCATGTAGCTCCAGCATCTACACTTATTTTTAAATCAACATTATTTAAAGGGTATACTTGAGCAGCTGGGTTATCACTTTGTATTATTAAGTCTGTGTTAAAAGTACTTTGAAAAGTTGTAGTATTATTGTTCTGGGTAAACAACTGTGTTCCCGCGTAGTATTGTAAGTTAGTTTCTTGTATTAGTCCCATTTATTAGCTTTTATCATTGATTTGTTCTTGTTGTACTTGTTGAGCCATCATCTGTACTAGATTAGGGTCTTGTAAAATAATACCTGAATAAGTTAATATTTGTAATATAACATTTGTTTGTTCTGAATCATGTAATTCAAATTGTGTAGAAAGAGTAGGGTTGTACAATAATTGACCAACGTTACCAGGTGATGAACTCCAGTTAACATTAGCGGGTTTTTTTATATAAGAAACTTGTATTGGACTAGTATTGTTAGTGGATACCCCAGGTATTATTGTAGTTGGATAAACGTATATTTTTTGGTCCTCAAACAAGCAAGCTGGATAAGATGTAGTAGGTGCTACTAAAGGCGCTTTTTTAATTAAATACCATTCGTTTCTATCCATTAATTGAAGTTCTGTGGTATCGTTATATATAACTGTACCTAGTCTATAAAAATCCATAGCATATAAGGATATAGAAATAACCGCTGCGGCTGCAGGGGCAGTTGTAAATGTAATTTGAAGTAATTGGTTGTCGTAAGTCCAGTTAAAAACTTCAACACCAGCTACAGTTACTTTAACTTGAGAATCTATAGAACCTAGAAGAGTGGTCCATGGTGCGGTTAAATTGAAGACTGTTTGTGCTCCAGTACCTGTAAAAGCTTCCGCAGGTATTAAAGGAGTATCTATAGCAGTAGGTAATTCATAATAACCTCCTACGTTATTATATGTAGAGGTTCTAATTTTTTTAAAAATGTCAATTTTAGTAGAAACGTTTTTGAATCTATCACCGTACTCAGTTTCGTTTTGAGGAACTCTTATTTGTTGACTAAGATCATTAGCGTAGTTTTCAAATATTCCTAATTGAACTTGTGTAGCTACTCTATTGAACTCATCAGGTGTCATATACCCTCTTTGTTGCTGGTTAAGTATTAATAAAACCGTCTTGTAAACAGTGTCCACGTTTATTGCCATTTGTATTTTTTTATTATAATATTGGGCCCGAGTGAACGAGCCCTATATTAGTATTACAGATTATGATAGTTTTTTCTCTATCATTTTAAAAACTTCTACGCCTTCGTCTGTTTTAAACCATGCAGCTAAAGCCGAGTATGGGTTTTCATCATAAGGTATAGTTAGTAATTTTCTATCATTACTAGCCCATAGAAATTCTCTTTGATTTTGAGAAAGTTTAATTATTCCATTTTCTCTAGCTTTGATTCCAAAGTTTCTTAATTGAACGTTTTCATCGTTAGCTAAATCAATAAATAATCTAGGATTCTTTTTAGCAAACAATAACACATCTCTTCTTAATTCTTTAGATGTTAATTCATTTACTCCGCTTCCTTGCTCTACTCTAAGTATAGCTTCCGCGTGCTCTATATCTATATCTCTTGCTCCATTTAATGCTACGATTTCTAACTCTAAATCTACAAGTTCATCTTTAGCTTCTTCAACTGGCTTAAACTCTGTGTATCTAGTGTCTTTACCTGGATGATATAATGATAATAGTTTTTGTAAGTTTTGCATTTGTTTAGGAACTACTAAAGCTCCGTCTTGAAATACAATATGTTGCAAAGTTACTTCTCCTTTTTGATCTTCTACAAAAGGCGAAGCCTGATTTGTAGCAAACCTAATTGTTTTTTGCACCCCTGTTATTGGATCAAAATACATTAAAGGATATCTTTGTGTATGTTTAGATGGTAAAGTATAAGTTAAAGGAGTTTTTCTCCCTGCTAAAAAATACTTTCTATCTTTAAGTTCCCAGTTATCTTCTGGGTGTGGTACTTTTTTTTGTACTGGTTGTGCTTGGACCTTTGGTCTCTCAGCTACAGCCTCTTGTGTTTTTGCGTTTTTCGCCATGATATAATATAATAAAAGTTAGTAAAAATAAGAGTAACAATTACCCCCGTTAATACAACGAGGGTAAGGGTTACAATAAATATTAAGCAGTAAACAATACGAAATTGTTTGCAGCTTGTGTACATAGACATCTTTCAGATAAGAAAGAAACTTGCATACTATCTGAAGTGTTAGTGTAAACACCACCAACAGAACCAGTAATCCAAGATTTCATTCTTCTATCGTCAGCCTGTGAAGCTCTGTATCTAACATGTAAGAACGGTCTACGTATGTTTGTACCAAGTAATTGGTCATAAACAGTAGAAGTTCCTGCAGGAATTAATACACCATCAATGTTATCACCAGACGTGAAGTTCGTAGAACCACCTCTAGTAGAAGCATCGTTTAAGTATTTCCAGCTAGTTTTGTAGAAGTCATAAGAACCTCTTCTGAAACCAGAAAAACCTAGGTTAAGCGCCATTTCTTCAGAGTTTTCAAATACACCGTAAGATGTACCTCCAGCTCCGTAAGAATTTTGCTGTGCTAACATGTTGTCAAACTGTAACTCTGTAGCTCTATCTAAGAAAAGCATGTTTTCTTCAATAGCACCTTGAGAATCTAAGTTCATTAAGATATCATCGAAATCTTGTAAAGATCCACCGAATCCTGCCATAACGTTTCCTCTTGTGTTGATTGCAGAGAATAAACCTTGCGTACCAGCACCTTGAACAGCAGCTCCAAATCCAGAAGCAGCAGGTAAATTACCAGCTACAGCTTGATTAAGGAAAGATAGATCAGCTCCACCACCACCAAAAGATAGTGCTCTTTCACCTTCTACCATACTCATTTCTAAGTAGTCTTCGAATCTTAATCTTGTTTCTCCTTCAGCTTTTAAGTACCATAAGAAACCAGAAGTTCCATCTTCAGCAGCAACTTCAACCCAACCGATTTGAGCAGTATCAGATCCACTAACTTGGTAGTTAGATTTGATAATGATCGGAGCGTTAGAATATTGTGTAAATGAAGGTTGGATATTTTCTGTAGATCCTAATGTACCTTTTGCAAATTCAGAACCGTATACGAATACTTTTAACCCAACAAGACTTAGTCCTATTAAAGAAGTAGCATCGTAAGGGTAAACATCCACAGAGTTTACACCTCCAGCACCACCAGCAGCCGCACCACCAACAGCTCCAACAAATCCGTGAATAGTAGCTCCTGGTTTAGTAGGATCCATTATTACAACAGTCATGTTAGTTGCTAGTACATTAGTTATGCCAGCTACAGCGCCGGGATTAATGTTAATTGTAAAGTTATTCGCTAAACGAGAACACCCGTCGTACGATATATGTAATCTATTTTGTTCAGACCAGATTACTTGATCAGACGTCATTGGCATTTCAGCACCTACCATTCTTAAGAAACCTCCAAGAGTACGATTACCGTATCTTTCTATTTCAGCTTCATAAATTTCTGGTAAATATTGTTGTGCGAACGTCCCACCGCCAGCGGCGGAGTTAAATTGTAGATAATTTGAAGATAAAGCCTGCGCTGTTGGCGAAGGAATCAAATTACCAAATTGAGGAGATAATACACCCATAATTTTTAATTTTTGTTTTAGTTAAATTTTCTTGTTTTTATTTTCAGTCTTGAAGAATCTTGACCTGTTACTGCTTTAACTTTTAATCCTCCAATATAAACTTCACCTTTTGGAGTCTCTCTTACTTCGGTTTTTATATTCTTAGAATTAGCTACGACAGATTTTACAGCATCTGCTCTACCTTGCTCATAAAAATGTTGAGCAATAGTATCTGCATTCTCTGCAGCGTACATGGCCTTGTGGTAACCAGCATGGTTGTTTACAGTACCTTTGTCATCCATAAATTTAGACACTAGGTTCTTTAAACTACTTTGCTTTTTAGCAATCTCATTAGGATTTTTAACTCCATACCTAAACTTTTTTTCCCCAACTTTAAAATCAAAACCTTTGAAATCATCAGAGAACAGTTGTTTAGTTTTAGACTTAAACTCTTCGTGGTTTTTGCTAACAACTTTTTGTTCTTCACTATATCGATTAAAAAAATCCACAGCTTTAGTTTGCTCTTGAGTAACGCCCGGTCTCAACTTGATCTCGTCGTAATATTTACCTTTTAAGTCTTCTAAAAATCCATGGGCTTTTGCAACCTCTTCTTTAAATGCGAGTTTTTTTAATTTGATGTCTCGCTGTTCATCAGTATCTTCGTCATAATGAAAGTTCTCTTCCATTATAAAATCTATTTCTTCATTGTCTAAATGAGGTTTAGATTTTTTATAATATTCTTTTAATAAAGTACTACTATCTACTTTTGTGTAATCAGCATTTAACCTTGTGTAGTCTTCGATGCTACCACCAGTTTCTCTCATGAATTCTACTAGTTTTTCTATATTTTCAGGTAAAACTATTTCTGGTTTTGATTCTATTACAGCTTCTTGCTTAATAGGTTCTTCTTCTTCTGTTACATCTTTAATAACGCTAAGTTCTTCTTCTTTAGTTTCTCCTATGGTTATCACTTCTTCTTCAATAACGTCAGGTTTTAATTCAACCTTTGTTACTTCTTGTTTTTTCTCTAAGCCTTTAACCTCAGGTTCTAACGCTGTAACCTTTATAGGTTGTTCGTCTGTTTTTTTGATTGGTTCTTTAACCTCTTCTTTATTTTTTAATAAAGATTTTTTAATTTTTAAAGATCCTTTTGTTTCTTTTTCTGTTGACATGATAAAATATTATATAATTATTAATAAAATTATCTAGGAGCAAACTGCTCTAGATTCATTCCTCCTCCAAGGGTGTCATTACCATTGGACTCAAAATTCTTAGGTAGTAAGTCATTTTTTCTTTGACTTATCATTTCGCTTTGTTGTGTTGCTTGTATTCTAGTACGTTGATCTTTACGATCTTCTATCTTAGCTTCTTTTTCATTAATGGTTCTATTTTGAGCTTCTGTTAACTTTATGTTATATTGAAACTCTAGCTCCATAAGTTCTTTCTTTATTATAGCTTCTTGTTCTAGTTTAGCTATTTCAAAATTAGATTTCCCTTGTTCTAATTGAAGTTTAGACTGAGTCATTGCTTCGTTTTTTTGAACTTCTGCCATCGCAGCTCTTTCTGACGCTTCAGCATTAGCATTAGCTTGGGCTTGTATATTAGCTTGGTTCATTTCTTGATCTTGCTTCATTTTAACTTTACGCTTAACTTTAAGCATCTGATTAGCTAACTTAAGGTTTTTTATTTGACGTATGTCTATAGCGTCTTCTAAAAATATTTGACCAGACTGCAAAGCTACTTGTATGTTTTGCTCTAACATTGCTTTTTCTTCTTCGTCAGGTTCTAGTTCTAAATATATACCAAACTCAAATAAGTTTAAGTCTTTCATTTCTTGTAAGCTACCTACGTTGTAGTTGCTAATAGAATCTTTTAAACTTTGAGCAAGCATATCATACTCTAAAACGTCTGCTATTTTTAGTGATATATTTTCAGCTATTTTAACAGTTAAGTAAGAGCTAGCTTGTAATATATGTCTAGTAGCTACATTAGAGTTAGCGGCTGCTAATTTTTGTATACCTACTAAAGCATCTTTATCAGGCATACTACCGTCTCTAGCTTCATTAAGCCCTGTTACATCACGTATCATTTGTAAGTAGTAATTATAAGTACCTATAAGTGACTGTATTTTTCCATTAGCACTAGAAGTTTGTAATTCTTGAATAGGTATTTTACCTCTATTAGGATCTCCGTCTTGTGTAAGTGATCTACCTACTATAGAACCAGTTTGGAAATACATGTTTAATGCTTCTTGCGGATTGTAATTTGTACCATTACCTAAATCAACCTCAGCTAATCCATCTACATCTACAAATACACCATCCGGAACCATACGAGCTAACACTTGTTGTAGCTTTAGATGAGTTAATTGAATCATATCAGCAAAACTTATACATTTACTAACTAAAGATTCAACTCTTCCTCTGTACATTCTAGGAGCTGATATTTGGTAATTCATATTTACTTTAGTCATATTAGAAGTAGGTCTTGTCATGTTTTCTGCAAGTTTCCATTCTAACATATTTTCAATGCCTAGTATTTTAGCACCAGTATATAAAACCTCTATTGATCTACCTATTCTTTCGAAATTGTCATTTGGCGGTGGAGCAAAAGTATCTGGTTTTTCTAAAGCTTTTTCTAAACCTTGATCTGTATATTTAATTTTAAATATTTGATTATTGTAAGTTTTGTATTCAAAAAATAACACTTGGACTATTTCAGGTCCTTCTCCCCAGTTTCTTAAATAGTTTTGAGTACCTGGAAATTTTTGTATCTTTTCCATTTCCTCTTCTGTAAGATTAGGAAATTGTTTTTTAACTTCACCCATAGTTAAAGACTTAACTTCTCCTACGTAGTATATGTCTTCAAAATTAGGATCTTCTGTGTATGAATAAACTAAAGAAGCAGGGTCAACGTATTCTACTTTTATTCCATTAGCAGGATTAAAATTAGTTTTAACACAAGATATACCTAACACTACTAAATCTTGAAGTATTCTTTTTCTAGTCTGCGTGTATTTATTTTGTGCTAATATGTTTGATATAGCTTCTTCTTCGGCTATTTCTATAGACTGCTTATAGCTAAGTTGCATGTGCAGATCTAATTCTTCTTTGTTTTCAGGTAAGTTTTCTGGATCAGCACTAGTATAAAGATTTAAATTTAATTCTGATTGAGCTTTTTTCAAAAAAGATCTAGCTTGTATATCTCTTAATATAGCTTCAGCATACGTAGTTCTTTTCTTTTGTGATTCAGGGTCTTGAGCATAAGCTTTTACGTCATAATCTCTTTGAGACATTCCATTAACTACAATATCTACAAACTTAGATATAATAGGAATTGGCTTCCAATCTAAGTTAAGATAAGACATGTCCCCATTTATAGATAATTCATCTTTATATTTTTGTACAGACTGTTCTCCTCTTGAGTATAACCTTCTAGTGTGATACTGTTGATAATTAGTCATGAACCTATCTCCGCCTCTATTATTACGAAACCACTCGTTCTCTATAGCTCTTCCAACTTGAAGTCCATATTCCCATGTGCTTTTCTCTTCATCAGGTACTACTTGATTTGGAAACGTGCTGTTGTAATTAGTTGTAATCATCTATTTTATTATTTTTGAAAGTACTCCTTTATTGTCATACGTTGTAAATCCTAAAGAAATTTTTTCTCTAATTAATTCATTTATTGGTCTATACTTATTTTTATTACATGCCATAATAGCTAAACCTGAACTGATTGACGCATCGTGTTTTGTTCTATTGTTCATATCAAAAGAAGCCCAGTCTTCTAGAGTTCTTTGAAAATATATATCTCCATGACCTTCACCTAAAAAACCAACATAACTTTCTATGTAAGTTTCTATCTCCGCGGCATGCGCTTGTTTGATGTCTTCGCATGAATTAGGTATTCCGCCTATTTCTCTTTCTGTCACTGATAATTTATTGTAAAGTTTATCTGGTCTATTAATAG